TTTCTGGTATTGTACAGGACGCATCTTGTGATTTCGTAACTTCAGGTTCAGTTGCGATTTCTGAAAGAATTTTAGAACCAAAAGAATTACAAGTAAACTTACAATTATGTAAGCAAGAGTTCGTTGACTCATGGGAAGCTTTACAATTAGGTTTCTCTGCATTCGATGAAATTCCAAAGAACTTCAACGATTTCTTAATCTCTTACGTTGGTGGTAAAGTAGCAGAAGCAACTGAACAAAACATCTGGCAAGGTACAGCTGTAAATGGTCAGTTCCTTGGTTTCCAATCTGCATTCTCTGCATCTATCGCAGCAGGTGGAGCAACTGCAGTATTAGCAGCAAAATCTGGAAGTGTTATCATCTCTGGTAGCGTAACTTCAGCAAACGTATTAGACAAATTAAATTCTGTTGTAAACACAATCCCTGATACCGTTTATGGTAAGCCAGATGTATTGTTATATGTTTCTACAAACGTAGCAAAAGCATATCAGCAAGCATTAGCAGGTGGTGCTATTGGAGCAAACGGATGGAACAACCAAATGAACGTTGGTGAAAAACCATTCAACTTCAATGGTATCGAAATCGTATGGTGTCCAGGTATGAGTTCTGACAAGATTGTTGCAGCTCAAAAATCTAACCTTTACTTTGGTACAGGATTGATGTCAGATTATAATGAAATTAAGGTGCTTGATATGGCGAACATTGACGGTTCTCAAAATTACAGAATCGTGATGCGCTTTACGAGTGGTGTACAATTTGGTATCGGACAAGATATCGTGTACTACGGTGCATACTAATCAATTAACTAACTAACAAAAAACAAAGTATATGGCTTGTAACATTACACAAGGACGTCAGGAAGTTTGTAAAGAAAGTATCGGTGGTTTAGCCGGTGTCTACTTTATCAACTACACTACTGGCTCCTTTACGAAAAACGGAAGTGGTCAAGTTACCGCTTTACCTTCAGGTAGCACGGTTTATTACTATGAACTGAAGGGAAACAGCACATATACTGAAACCGTAAACTCTTCAAGAGATAATGGTACTACATTCTTCTCACAAGAATTAGTTCTTAATCTTAAAAAGCTTACAAACGAAATGACTACTCAATTAAAGCTTATGGCTTATGGTAGACCTCAAATCGTTGTATGGACAATGAACGGTGATGCATTATTGGTTGGTGAAAGAGAAGGTGCAGATGTAACTGCAGGTACAATTCAAACAGGTGGAGCATTAGGAGATTTGTATGGATACTCTATTACCTTTACAGGTCAGGAGCAATTACCAGCAGCTTTCTTAAGCGGTAGTACAACTACTTCTCCATTCGCAGGTTTGTCATCTCAACCAACTATCGTATATAGCTAATTCAGTATAGGCTAAAAATATATTAGACCCAGCCCCGTAAGGCTGGGTTTTTTATTTTATTTAAGTATGGAGAGATAAATCGGTGTTATTATAATATAAAAACGAGCTAATGCTATCTTATTTTATATCTCAATCCAACGATTATACATTCAGAGCACAACCTACGGCGAGTAGTGAATATACAATGTCTCTGACTGATATGACAACATTGGAAACATTTAGAGGAACAATTACATCTATGAGTTATGAACCATACGAAAGTTATGTTTCATTTTCTCTTGCTATTAGTGGTGCAATTGTTGGACAAGAGTATAGAGCAGAATTATTAAACTCTGGCTCACTTACTCCAATTTGGAATGGTAGTGTGCAAGTATATGCATCACAATCAACAGATAAATCAGTATACGAAAATCAGAACAAACAATATATCTCTCATCTGAGCGAAAACAGCTACATAATAATGAAGTAATATGAAACTAAATCAAAAATTTTCAGTTATCAATGTAAATAATAATACTCTTCCAATCATACAGGAAGATACTAAAACACGTTATGGTTGGATTCCATTTGGTGTTTATGGACACGATGATTTCTTTGATGCTGTAACAATTGCATATAATAATTCTACAACCAATGCTGCATGTATTGAGGGTATTTCGGATTTGATATTCGGTAAAGGACTTTTTAGTAAGGATGAATCATTTCAGCAAGTATTAGAAAAGATATTGCCACAAACAGAAGTAAAAAGAGTAGCATTTGATTTGAAACTATTTGGTAATGCTGCACTACAAGTATATTGGAACGATGAACATACAAAAATCGTTAAGATGTATCAGGTGCCAGTACAAACACTACGTGCAGAAAAACTTTATTCTAATCCTCGTATTGAAAACTATTACTATTGTACAGATTGGAATGACCAAAAGAAAGTAAGAGATAAAAAGAAGATACCTGCTTTCGGCACATCTAATGAGAAGATGGAAATACTTTACATCAAACATTATTGTCCAGGTCTTTATTATTATGCTTTACCTGATTATGTTTCAGCATTACAATTCGCAGTATCAGAAGGGGAATTATCCAATTTACATTTACACAATATTACAAATGGTTTCTTACCGCTTGTAATGGTAAACTTTAACAATGGTGTACCTGCTCCTGAAGAAAGACAAACAATAGAGGATTTACTTCAAGCTAAATTCACAGGTACAAATAACGCAGGCCGTTTTATGTTATCTTTCAATGATGATGTAGCAACGAAACCTACAATTGATACAATCTCTATCGATAATATGCATGAGAAGTTTCAGTATGTTGCAGAATATGCACAGGACAGAATACTTGTAGCACATAGAATTACATCTCCATTATTATTTGGTATCAGAACTGCAAATAATGGTTTCTCTTCACAAAGTGAGGAAATGAAAACAGCATTCTCTATCTTACAAACAATGACAATCATGCCATTCCAAAATCTTATTGTGAATGCATTAGATTACGCATTCCAAATTGGTGGATACGATAGTAGAGAATTATACTTTGAACAATTAACTCCATTAGTAATTCTTTCTACAACAGCAGAAGAAACTGGCAAATCAGTACAGCAAGTTGAAGATGAAGTTAATGATTCAATGCAAACACCTGAAGAAGGTCAAACAGATGCAGAAACAAATCCTGATTCAGTAATCCCTAAACAAGATTTAGAGATGAGAGAATTTGTAATGCCTGCACATTTTAATAAAGAATACGAAATTTATAAATAATATGTCATACGCACTTTTTATTAGCAGAAACGATATAATTAAAAATTCACCACTACAGGGTGCAATTGATGCAGATGCACTTCTACCATTTTGTAGAACTGCGCAGGACAAGTATCTTAAAAATCTTTTAGGTACGGTTCTATTTGAATATCTGCAAGCACAAATTGTAGCAGGAACTTTTGGTTCATTGAGTTCTTATTATCAGGATTTAATGGATGACCACATAAAGTATACACTATTATGGTATGCATGTGTGGAGTATATTCCATTTAGTTCAGTACAATTCAAATCTAATGGTGCTGTGAAACAACAAAGTGAACAGGGTATTGCACCAACTAAAACTGAAATAGATTATCTTAAAAGTATGGCGCAAGCAAATGCTGACTATTACGCATTAAGATTACAAAATTATTTAATTGCATATTCTAATAACATTCCACAATATCTTGAAAGTGTTGGAAATCAAACACAGATTTATCCTGACCAATCAAATCAATATTTTGGAGGTATTCAATTATAATCTATGCCACAACAAATTGTACATAACACAGGTGTAAACTACTCACTCTATTACAATGTTCTCAATTATTTTAAAACAATAATGAGAAATCACCCTACTATCCAATCGGTAACGTATGGTGATATTGATATGATAGATGATAAATCTTACCCTGAATATCCATTAGGAAATATCTTAATAACTGATACTTCTTTTGGAACATCAACAACTACATTCAATATTCAGTTGATTGTAGCAGATAAACAAAAAGTCCTTAATAACGAATCATCAGGCAGTAGAAACGAACAAACAATTCCTTTCTATGGTGTTGATGATATGGTAGATATACACGCAAACACACTTGCAGTTTTAAATGACCTGACATCTTATACCCAAAGAGGAGTGGCAGGATTTGAAATAAATGGTGATATAACGTGTACACCTTTTTCCGATAGGTTTAACAACGGACTCGCTGGGTGGTCGGCAACCTTTGAACTAACCACTCACAACGATAAAAACCGTTGTCTTTTTTTTTTAATTAACCCTTCGGGAAGTGGTTATATTATTGAGGATTGTGCGGATGGTGAAAGGTATAAAGCAGTTCT